GAAGACAGTAGATTTTGGGATAGAGCAAAACCTATACATGCCTTACAAGCGTATTCAATCTTTCAACAAGGTCTTATTAATGATTCTATTAGAGGCCCTATATCATCAAGTAGTCAACGTGAAAGCCCTAGTGCGGTGTTTGGTGTGTCGACTCCTGGTACAGCAATATATGAAGGAGGATACAGTAAAGAAACTCTCAAAACTGCCATTGAATCTGGCGAAGTAACTTCAGATAAAATCAAAGTAATTGGCCGCAATGGCGGACATACTCTCGTTATGGATGACGGAGATCTTGAAGGTAATGATCAACTAGTAAGAATTAGAACCAGCAAAGGACATCAAATCACTATGAGTGATGATGGTGACTGTTTTTACATAACACATGCCAATGGTCAATCATGGTTAGAGTTTGGAGCTCAAGGAACAGTAGATGTATTTTCTACAAACTCAGTTAACGTAAGAACACAAGGCACTATTAACTTACACGCTGATAAAGATATTAATATGTATGCTGGTAAAGATATTAATATGATGACTAAACAACAATTAAATTTAGAATCTCAACGTATTAATCTAAGAGCTGAAAGTGAATTAAAAGCATATAGTAAATTAAGAGTGAGTGTACGATCAGATCAGAGTCTTGCTTTAGACGCAGGAAAACTTGGAAGTTTTGATGGTGGAGATAATCTATCACTAACAGGCGGATGTCTTGCATTGAATTCAGGTGGTAGCATACCAGTAACACCTGTAACAGCAATTCCAAAAAATAAAGTAAATGACAGTACATTTGATAAAACTAAAGGATGGGAAAGCCAGGCTGGTGAGTTAGAAACCATTGCCACTAGAGTACCTACACATGAACCGTGGCCATTTCATAACCTTGGTGTTGCAAACTCTGTAACGTTTGGTGGACAACAAGAAACTTCACTACCAACAGCAACGCAAACAGCATTTAATCAAGTATCAGGGTTTGTACCTGATGGCATTGCTCTTGAAGATTATACAGCAATGGAAAAAGCAACAAAGAGTATTGAAACATTAAACAGTGATCAAGTTACAGGTATTATGGGACAACTTGGTAAAGACACAGCACAACGATACAATGAATTTAGTGTTGATAAAGGACTAGGACAGTTTGGACTAGATGCTGAACAGTTGGAATCTGCTGGATATTTAATGCCAGGCACAGTTGATAGATTTTTAAGTGACCCATCAAGTACTAGCACAGATAGTTTTGGAAATACCACAACACAACTTGAAAGAACTCTAGCAAGTTCAACAGTGTGGACAAACAAAAATGGAGCCACAGACTTAAATTCTTTCCTTAAAGATCCAGTGTTACAACAAGATGCAGTTCAAGATGTATATACTACAAATGTCAGTCAACTTAGAGCAAATGGAGTAGTCAAAGGAACAGAATCTGCTGACGATCTAGGCGGACTACTAAACGCATCAGTTTTATATGGTGTAGATAATACTGTCAAGTGGGCTAAAAATGAAGATCTCTCAACAGAAAACGCAAACGGTATTAAACAGTCAGTGAGAAATGGACAGTATGCTGTAGATTTTGTAAATGAAAAGATTACACCCGATCTTAGTGGATTTGGTAGCCCAGGCGGCTATGCGGGTACAACTGATAGAGCAGGAGTAGTAGAAGCAGGCAACGCACTGATTAGTAACAATAAGATACCAAAACCTAAATATTAAGTCGATAAATAATAACATGGCAACCTACTACGGATATTCTACAATTGACAATAGCAAAAAGTTTAGACTAGTTGACTACGAACTAGTTAAACGTGATGTGCTGAATAGCCTTATGATTAAACAAGGTGAAAAATTAGGTAATCCAAGTTATGGAACTAATGTATGGGGCTTAATATTTGAACCTCAAACTGATTCAACTATGAAAGATTTAGAATATGAAATGCGTAGAACAGTAGAGCAAGATCCTAGAGTTAAAGTAGATGACTTACAGGTGTATCCACAACAAAATGGTGTGTTAGTAGAACTTTTTGTCACAGTATTACCAACAACAGAACAGCAAAGATTAAGCTTGTTCTTCGATCAAGAAACACAAAACGCAAACTTAGTATAATAATATACGCAGTTATCTAAAGTGATAAATACTAGATAACAACGAGATTACTATGGCTAAGACTACAAGACAAACAGCAATATTTGGAGCAGAGGATTGGAAAAGACTGTATAAGACTTTCCGTGAAGCTGATTTTCAAAGTTACGACTTCGAAACGCTACGAAAAAGCTTCGTAGATTATCTAAGATTACATTATCCAGAAACATTTAATGACTATACTGAATCAAGTGAGTTTATAGCACTATTAGACCTGATGGCATTTATGGGCCAAGGGCTAGCATTTAGAAATGATCTAAATACCAGAGAAAACTTCATTGATACAGCAGAACGAAGAGATTCAGTTGTTAAATTAGGAAACTTGGTTGGATATAGTCCAAAGCGTAATGAATCAGCAACTGGATTCTTAAAAGTACTAGGAGTATCAACAACTGAGTCCGTAACAGATGTCAACGGATTTAATCTGTCTGGAATAAGAATCAACTGGAATGATTCAACAAACCAAGATTGGTATGAACAAATGACTGCTGTAATAAATGCAACATTAACTGACAGTCAACGTTTTGGTCGCCCTGCAAATAGCCAAGTTATATTAGGTACTACCACAGACGAATATCAACTAAATGTAGTTGAAGGCTTTTTACCAGTTGTTCCTTTTGACGGAACAGTAGATGGCGTAAATATGTCGTTTGAAGTTTGTTCAGCTACAAGTGCTGATAAAACATACGTCTATGAACCGTCTCCTCAGCCAAATAGCCCTATGAGTATGTTGTATAAAAATGATAAGTTAGGATTTGGATCAGCAAACACAGGATTTTTCTTTTACTTTAAACAAGGCGAATTAGTAAGTCAAGATTTTAATTTAACAGAGAGAATATCTAATAGAACAGTTAACGTTAACCTTGAAGGAATTAACCAAAATGATGTGTGGGTGTATGAAGTTACTAATACCAACACACTAACAGAATGGGATAAAGTAGATAGTATCTACGGCGTAGGTGCAACTCCAATCACAGATGAGCAACAACGAACAGTATATTCAGTGACTGCAGGTACTAACGATCAGGTTGAACTTAGATTTGGAGACGGTGTCTTTGCTAAAGTACCAGTTGGAACATTTAGAACATATGTTCGACAATCAAACGGGTTTGATTATATAATTAATCCTAATGAATTACAAAATATTACAATATCAATACCTTACATTAGCCGTAACGGTCGTAATGAAACAGCAAGTTTTGTATTAGGATTACAACAACCAGTAACAAACGCTAAACAAAGAGACACAATTGATGATATTAAAACTCGTGCTCCTGCAAGATTCTACACACAGAATAGAATGGTCAATGGTGAAGACTATAACAATTTTCCATACACACAGTTTACAAGCATATTAAAGTCTAAGGCACTTGGACGTTCTAGTATTGGTATTAATAGACAAATTGATTTATTAGATCCAACTGGAAAATATTCTTCGACTAATGCTTTTGCTAGTGATGGTATGTTCTATAGAGATTATACTTCTCCTAACTTCACATTTACTTTTGTTGATACCAACGACATTGCNTCAGTAATTAATAATCAACTTGAATCAACACTTGCTTCTAGACCAATGGTGCATTTTTATAACGATAAATTTAATAGACCAAGTTATGCAGATACAGATATCGTTTGGCAACAAAGTACAACATCAACTAATTCAAGNTCAGGATACTTTAAAAATTCTTTAGGTAATCCAGTAGCAGTTGGGCCAATCAGTACTAGTAATACTGAATATATTGACCAAGGCGGACTAGTTAAACTAGTACCACCAAGCGGATATTTCTTTGATGCTAACAATAGATTAAAAGTAGGTACACCAACAGGAGCAGATGAAAAATTAGTAATCTGGGCAACTGTTTCTAGTTTAACACTTGACGGCACAAACTTTGGTGAAGGAAATCTTGCTGATGGTAGCGGACCAGTTGTAATGAACGACTTTATTCCAACAGGTGCTATTCCAACAGAGGTAATTCCAAAATTTGTAACAGACATACCATCAGCTACTGAAAAGTTAATGATTGAACAAATTGAATTATTTAGAGACTTTGGTCTTGGATACGATAATACAACAGGGTCATGGTACATTATATCAACTGACAATTTAGATCAGGATGCTGAGTTTTCAACTGACTATGCTCAAGCTACAACTAGATTAAAGCAAGATGCTAGTTGGTTAGTGCAGTTTACAACAGACGGAACAACATACACAGTCAAGTATAGAACTTTAAATTATTATTTTGCTTCAGTAACTGAAAATAGATTTATATATGATTCTAACGATTCAATATACGATCCTAAAACAGGACGAACAGTCAACGACTTTGTGAACATACTTAAAACAAACAGTCAACCAGACAGTAACACAGCATTAGCAGGAGATGTAAGATTAGACATTATTGGACAAGAAACAGAAACTGATGGATTTATAGATAATTTTAAAGTATTAGTAAGTTATGCAGACTCTGACAGTGATGGTATTGCTGATAACCCAGACGTGTTTAATGACGTTGTGGCTCCTGACACTAACGCAACTACTAAACTTACTTTCTTACAACGAACTACTGATTTTGATAATTTAGAAAGATATATTCCAATAGCAACAGGAACAGTTAATGCCTTGTACGCAACGTTGTCAGCTATTGAATTAATAAAAACAGAATTTTTAGATGGACAAATATTTTACGCAACAACAGACAAAAAGTTTTATAAACTAACAGTTGTTGGCACAACATACACTCTAGCTGAAAACACAGACTATCGGGTTAATACTGGAAGACAGGATTTATACTTCCAATACAAACATAACTCAAGTAACAGCAAGAGAATAGATCCGGCGATTACAAATATTATTGATCTATATCTAGTAACTAGTTCATATTATACACAATATCAAAATTGGATTAAAGACACAACAGCCACAGTAACCAAACCAATAGAACCAACAATTGACGAACTATCAATTGCTTATGCAACATTACAAGATTATAAAATGATTAGTGATAATGTAATTTTTAATTCAGTAACATTNAAACCANTGTTTGGCAACAAAGCTTCAACAGAGTTACAGGGCGATATCAAAGTAATCAAGTATGCAAACTCAGTTGTGTCAACTAGTGAAATTAAGTCACGTGTTGTTGAAGCACTTAATGAATACTTTACCATTGACAAATGGGATTTTGGAGATACATTTTACTTCAGTGAACTATCAGCGTACTTACATAAAGAACTAGGCGATATAGTAAGTTCAGTGGTACTAGTACCAAAAGACCCAACAAAGAGTTTTGGGGATTTGTATGAAATTAGAACAGCACCAAACGAAATTTTTGTAAACTCAGCAACAGTAGATAATATTGTAGTCATAGACGCACTAACATCTAGTGCTTTAAGAACAGCTTCTAATAGCGGGACAATTTAATGGTAACCAGAACACGCACAGTTGATCTACTACCTGAGATATTCAGAACAGAGACCAATAAGAAGTTTCTAGCTTCTACACTGGATCAAATGATTCAACCTAGTAAACTTCAACAAGTTGAAGGATATATAGGCAAGCGTAATGGTCCTGGAGTTACTACTACAGACAGTTATGTATTAGAACCTAGTACAACAAGAGCAAATTATCAGCTTGAACCATCGGTGGTTTATAAAGTACCAGGTACTACAAAAACAAAAGACTTAACAACATACCCTGGACTAATAGATGCATTAGGTATCCGCGGCGCAAAAACAAATAAACATGATAGATTATTCTCAAGTGAATTTTATGCTTGGGATCCATTTATTGATTACGACAAGTTTATTAACTTTAGTCAATATTATTGGCTAGCTGGTGGCTCAGACTCAGTTAATGTACAGGCTACTGAAATAGCATTAACTAACAACTACAGTGTTGGTAGGACTGACTCAGGATATACATTGAGTGAAACAGCAGGAACTAATCCAACTATTACTTTAGTTAGAGGTGGGAACTATACATTTGAAGTACAACAAACTGGTAATCCTTTCTGGATACAAACAAACCCAGGTACAACAGGATTAATTCCAGGACAAGAAAATCAATCAAGTCGTGAAGTACTTGGTGTTACTAATAACGGTGATGACAATGGAAGTGTACAATTTAACGTACCATTAAGTACAGCACAAAATGAATTTTATACAATGCCAGATGTTGGTCCAGTTGATCTTGCAACTGATCTAAAATTTGATCAAATCAATAATGTATATGTTGATGTGTTTTTAGAAAAGCACGGAGGCATTGATTCTATATCAGATTTAGACAATCGTACAGTTATATTTCTTAATAAAAATACAGACAGTGATAGCGATAAGAGCGGATGGAGAATAACAGATAGATTTGATTCAACCACAGCTGGATATGATTCAGAAGTTTTTGATTCAACTACAGATATTACAACACAGGCACAAAGATATAGTGTATGGAAAATTAAGTATCTAACTGACACTAGTGACCCAACTAGACCGTACATAACATTATCTAAGGTAATTGAAGTTCCGCAACTTAACAAATTAGAAATACAATACGGTACACTTAACGCTTCAAAATATTACTACAAATCAGCAGAAGGATACTTTGAACAGCAACCTTTACTAACAGCAACACGTGATATACTTTATTATCAAGATCAAAACGATAGTACAAAATTTGGTGTTATTAATATAGTAGATGAAGTAGATATGACATTGTTAAATGTTAATGATATCATAGGTAAAACAAGCTATACTTCACCAAATGGAGTTACATTTACAAACGGAATGCAAGTACAGTTTCGTGGCAGAACAGAACCTAGTAGTTACCAAGATCAAAAATACTACGTTGAAGGAGTTGGTACTGCAATTGAATTATTAGCAGTTGATGATTTTAAGACTCCAGAACCTTTCTTAAAAGATGAGACTCTGCCTTTTGATAGCACTGCTTATGATTTTGGAGCATACGATTCTAGTTTAAATTCGCCTCAAGAACAAGACTACTTTACAATTAATCGAGCAAGTAAAGATCTTAATCCCTGGACCAGAACTAATCGTTGGGTACACGTAGATGTTATTAATAAGTCAGCAGAATATAATGACACAATTGCTAACTTAGATCAATCTTTAAGAGCTAAACGACCAATTATTGAATTTAAAGCTGGATTAAAGTTATTTAACTTTGGTACTGAAAGCAAAGCACCAGTTAACATAATTGATTTTAATCAAACAGATGCTCTCAGTAACGTTAATGGAAAAACAGGATACAGTTTAGATGGATACGATCTAGTAGATGGTACTAGAATAATATTTGCCGCTGATACAGACAGTGCTGTAAGAAACAAAATTTATAATGTGACTCTGATTGATCAGGATGATGATACCACAACTGCTAAAATAATTAACTTAACTGAAGCCAATGACGGAACAATTGTTGCAGACAATAATATATATGTGCTGAGCGGAGCAACGCTTCAAGGTAAGAGTTATAGATATACAGGAACTGAATGGATTGAGACACAGCAAAAAACTAAAGTAAATCAAGCACCATTATTTGATATGTTTGATAGTTTAGGTAATAGCNTAGGAAGTCAAACAACATATCCAAGCACAAACTTTACAGGTACTAAGTTATTTTCTTATGCCTTAGGGTCAGGAGCAATAGACACAGTATTAAATCAAAGACTAAAATATCTTAACATTAATAATGTAGGAGATATTGTATTTGATAATAATTTAGAAAGTGATACATTTACCTATACTAAAGATTCTACTAGCACAACATCAAATATCAATGTTGGATTTGTACACAACTACTCTGATAGAACAACATTTGAAAAAGAGTTAGGCTGGAAAAAACATATTAACAAGTCAATACAGAGACAGATATTATCGTTTACCTATGCTAACGAAGCATTGATCTGTGACGTTCCAGTAAAAGACGCAACAGAAAACCCATTGACAATATATGTTGACAATAAATTTTATAGTGCAAACAAGTACAGTTACACAACAACCACTGACCAAACAACAATAACATTTGGTGCAGATTATACACCAGCTGTTGGCGCAAATATTCAAGTACAAATTATCAGTGATCTTGTTAGTAAGATTGGGTTCTATCAAGTTCCTGACAACCTAGCTAACAATTCACCAAACGAAACATTTACAACAGTGACCTTAGGAACTGTGAGAAATCATTATGTTGATCTAGCTCAAAATATTCCATCCCTGTCAGGCACAGTGTTAGGTATTAATAATATTAGAGATTTAGGTGATGTGGTTCCATACGGTAATAAAATAGTTCAACAGGGATCACCAATACAACTAGCTACAACATTTGTCAGAGATTCTAATATTAACTTTTTTGATGCATTAAGTTACGCAGGCACTGAGTATGAAAAGTATAAAAATAAATTAATTGATGCTGTAGTTAAGAATGATTTCCAAGGTACCATAGCACAAAAATTAGATAAAGCATTAAAGTATGTTAATCAAAGTAAAGAAATAACACAGCCGTTTTATTGGACAGACACTATTGCTTGTGGTGACGTGTTTACAGAAACAAAACACACTATAACAGCCATTGACGATGAGTTCTTTGATTTACTTGACATATATGACTTTACAAAAGCAAACTATAAAACAGTATTAGTTTATAAAAATGATGTACAGCTAATAAGAGACATTGACTATACTGTAGCGACTGATGCCGCTCGTTTAACTATACACAATGTTGCAACAGGCTTACCAACTCTGGTAGCTGGTGATGTTATTAAAATTAGAGAGTATGAAACAACCTACGGAAGTTACGTACCAAGCACACCAACTAAACTAGGATTATACAGAAAGTTTACACCAGAGATATATTCAGATGACAGCTACGTCACTGCTACAAATGTAATTTTAGGCCATGATGGTTCTAAAACATTAGCGTGGGGCGACGACAGAGACAATATTCTATTAGAATTTGAAAAACGAATTTATAACAATATTAAGTGGTCAGGAGATGTTCCTTTATGTTTAGAAGATGTTCAACCTGGCAAGTTTAGAACAACCGACTATACAGATGCAGAAATTACAGAAATACTAGGTACTGACTTTTTAACTTGGGTAAGCTGGAATAGACTAGATTACAAAACACAAGACTATGTTGCTGACGATCAACAGACATGGAATTATTCAAAAGCAGATGATACTATTAATAGCGAATTATTATTAGGACACTGGAGAGGTATATTTAACAATTACTACGATACTGATATACCACATCTTAGACCTTGGGAGTTAATAGGATTCAGTCAACAACCTGTATGGTGGGTATCTAAATATGGACCTGCTCCATATACTTCAGGAAACGAAGTGTTATGGGACGATCTTGCTGGTGGTAAAATATGGGACGGAGTTAGTACATACACTGTTGAAAGTAAATTTAAGCGACCAGAACTAACTCAAGTTATTCCGGTAGATGACGAGGGCAACCTAAAAACAGCATTTGATGTTATGGTTAGAAACTATGACAATCTAAGTCTTAATAAATCTTGGGTAGTTGGAGATCAAGGACCAGTAGAAACTGCTTGGAAGAGATCTAGTTCGTTTCCGTTTGCTGTAATGAGATTAATAGCATTAACTAAACCAGCAGAATTCTTTGCATTAAATGCAGATAGAGATTTATACAAATATGATACTGCTTTAGGTCAATACCTATATAATGGTAGAACAAGAATTAAATCAAGTGATATCAGTGTGTACGGTGAAAACAATCCTAAACATTCATATATCAATTGGTCAGTAGACTTTGCTCGTAAGCAAGGAATTTCAACTAGTACAGAAATTAAAGAAACTCTAGCAAATATTAATATACAATTAACTTACAGAATGGCAAGCTTCTCTGATAAAGAATACTTAAAAATCTTTACAGAGAAAACATCACCTAATTCAAACAATACAAGTTTATTATTCCCAGATGAAAGTTACGAAGTATTTTTATATAATAATGAAATATTTGATCAAGTTGAGTTTAGCTCAATTATTATACAAAAGACAGCAGACGGATATGCAGTTTACGGCAACAGTAAATTAAAACCTTATTTTACTATCTTTACTAGCTTACCAAATGGCAATTTTAAAAATATAAAAGTTGGCAATACAGAAGTAAGAGTTTCATCAGACTTTTCAGACACAGAAGTAAAAATACCTTATGGTTATGTGTTTACGAACACTAGTACACTCAGTGACTTTATAATAAGTTATGGGCGTTGGTTAGAATCAAAAGGTTATGTATTTGAAGCTAGAGAAAATAATTACATATTAGATTGGTCTCAAATGATACGTGAAGCTCTTTATTGGAGCCAGCAAGGTTGGCGTGAAGGAAGTATTATTAACTTAAATCCAAATGCTAACAAACTATATTTACAAAAAGAACAAGCAGTAGTAGCACCAATACTAGGTCAAGGCACAGACGACTTTATACTAAATCAAAACCTTAAAGGTATTAATAACGACTCGTTAGTGTTTAACAGATTAGACAATATATTTGAAGTAAAAACTACAGACGAAAATGCTATTGCATACATTAATGCTAAATTTACAAGTTATGAACATGTCCTAGTGTTTGATAATGTATCAATCTTTAATGATTTAATATATGATCCAACAACTGGGTCTAGACAGCAACGATTAAAAATAAATGGGTACAGTACAGGCGACTGGAACGGACAAGTTGATGCACAAGGCTTTGTGTTCAATCTCGATAATGTTGCAGAGTGGTCTGGAACATCTAAATATTCTAAAGGCGACATTGTATTTTATAAGAATCAATACTACTCAGCCGCTGATCGTGTACCACCAAGCGATAAGTTTAATTACACACTGTGGTTAGAGACAGAATACGAACAAATTAAAAAAGGTCTACTGCCTAACCTTAGTCTTAAGAGTGATCAACTTAGAGACTACTATAATAGTAATGTTGCTAACCTAGAAAATGATGCAGATCAATTAGGGTTTGGTTTAATTGGATTTAATAAACGTGACTATTTAGAAAACATGAACTTAGATGATATCAGTCAGGTCAACGTTTATCAGAACTTTACTGGTAGCAAAGGTACAAAACGTGCAGTTGATTTGTTTAAATCTGCTAAACTAGAAAAAGAATTAACAGATTATAATGTATATGAAAATTGGGCTGTTAAGCAAGGCGTGTATGGTGCAAATGCAAATAGAAGTTATGTTGAACTTGAATTAAATGAAAGTTTGTTGACCAGTAATCCATCAACAGTTAAACTAGCAACTAACGACAGTGACACAACCAAAGCTGACCAAACAGTTAATCTTGAATCAATCTACAGACAAAGTTTTAAGATTAATACCACTCCGTTAACCACAGCATACTATTCAGGAGTTAACAGCGAGTTAAGCTTGCCAACAGCTGGATACGCTAATATAGATGATGTAAATATTCAGGCATTTGACCTAGACGAACTAAGTGAACTTACAGCTAAATTAGATCAAGTAAAAGAAGGAACAACGGTTTGGGTAGCTAAAGATAACTCACATGAATGGAACATATATAGAGTTGGTGGAACAGATTCAACTCTTTTACTAGCTAAAGATAACTTGGACGGAACAACAACATTTACGTTTAATAAGCATCATAAGTTAGCTAAAAATGATTTAATTGTTATTAAGCTTTTTGGAACAGATATAGACTCTGCTTACAGAGTTCAATCAATCCCAAGTGTTACTAAAATTACAGTTTCACTATCGTTACCTACTGGTATTGATTCACTCACTGGCGAAGGTTTATTATTTAAATTAAATTCAATTAGAGTTGCTCAACCAAGCGATGTGCTTAACTTACCTTTTGCAAAATCATTAAACACTGGCAATAGAGTATGGGTAGACAACAATGGAGATAATTTATGGACAGTGTTAGAAAAAACAAGTCCATTTACAGCAGAATCAAATTTAGTTACAAACACTCCATTAGAAGATACAAACTTTGGTTCTAGTGTTGCTCAAAATTTAAACAACCTAACTGCTCTAATAGGTGCTGATAATCATGCATCAGGTAGAGGAGCTGTGTATTCTTATGTTAAAACTGCTGACGACGTGTACGCTGAAAATTCATTACTTACATTAGCTAGTGTTACTGGCGTTACGGGATATGGTAATGATATAGCATTCGCAGATGAAACATATGCTGTAGCTGGTGCAAGCACATCAAATGGCGGTCAAGGCTACGCAGTTGTAATTAAACAGCCTAACAAAAATTTATTAACAGAACATCAATTATTAGTAACTCCAGATGGTAACCCAACATCACTTGGAAACTTTGGTGATGCAGTTGCAATCAGTCAGAATGGTAGAATGATATATGTTGGTGCTCCAGGCAAAGACAGAGTATACGGATATCAAAAAATTGATAGGCAATTACAAAGAGCTACGTTTATAGGTGATGGAAGTACTGTTAGTTATGATGTATCAGACTACATTATATCAGCAGGTAATCAAGAAGATCAAATAACAGTGGTTGTAGGAACTACAACACTAGCAGTAAGCGATTATAATTTTGCAGGTGATGTTGTAACTCTAGACACTGCCGCTAAAGCAGGGCAAGAAGTTAATATTACTAGAAATGAAACTATAATGTTAGCAGGCGATGGTTCAACCACACAGTTTGATATAACTGGATTATATACAGTTGATGGACTACATTCTATACAAGTATTTTTAAATGGTACACTACAACGACCAGAATTAGATTACTCATATGAAGCTGATAGTTCGTTGACATTTGAATTTATAACAGCACCTACAAATGGCGCAAGTATTGAGATTAGATCATCAGACTATTACGAGCATATAATAACTATAGCCGGAAATGAAGGTGAAAGATTTGGTGATTCAGTATCAACTACAACAGACGGTAGACAAATTATTATTGGAGCACCGTTAGCTGAATCCAATNGCATTAGCAATGTTGGTAAAGTATATATTTACGATAGAGATGTTCAAAGAATACAACAAACNGTCACAGGAAATAAAACATTCACAGTAGAACAGACACCACAAGGTAGAGCTGAAGTTTATGTAAACAATGTTTATCAAACAAACAGCACTTATTACATTGGCGGAACATATACATTCACTACTAAAACAGCAACACTGGCCACAGCACCTTTACTAGGAGACTTTGTTGAAATAGAAACAAATAATGTACAATTAGTAGACACAATAGAAATGACAAACGCAAATCAATCAGCAGGATTTGGTAGTACTGTTAAAATATGTCCAACTAATTGTTCAGTGTACGCAAGTGCTCCAACAAGTAATCAAGAAGCACCAGAAAGTGGTTCAGTTACAAGAGCGGTTAATCAAAGTAGACTTTATGGTACTATTACAGGAACAGTTGCGAACCCAACAGTAACTTCAGGACATAAAATAAGAATTAATAATTATGTTGTTGAGTTTACTAATACAACACTGGCACAGGTTGTTATAGATATTAATAATAGTAACATTCCAAATGTAGTTGCTAGTGCAACAACAGATAATAAACTTACTATATCATTGATTAACGTAGATGCCGGAGAAGTTGCAAACAGATTATATGTATTACCAGCAAGCAGTGGAGCTACACCGTTGACTGATTTAGGGTTAGACATATTTGCTGTAGTTCAAACAATAGAAAATCCATATCCAAAAGATTATACAAACTTTGGGCATTCAATATCAGTATCAAGTGATGCACTAACTCTTGTAGTTGGCTCTCCAACCGGACAAAGTAATTTAGAAGTAACACTGGATGCAGGAAAAACAACATTAGATAGCGATCTTACTGAACTTAGAGATATATCAACACAAAGTGGTGTAGCATATACATTTGATTACTTGTCGTCAGCTAATGACAGTATTTCAAATCCAGGCAAGTTAGTATTTGGTCAACAGGTTGTTGATAGAAATGTTGATAAATTATCAAAATTTGGTAATGCTGTTGATTACAAATCAGGAAAATTATTAATTACTAGTCCTGGACATAAAAATGCTACCGAACAAGTAGTAGGCAGATTAACTTCATGGAACAATGCTACTAGACAGATTGCATGGAAAGTGATCAGAAAAGAAGAACCAGTAGTTGATGTTGCTCTTCTAAATACTGCTTGGATATACGATAAAAATGATAAAGAAACTAAAGTAGAATTAGATTTTATTGATCCAATACAAGGAAAAATACTTGGTGCAGTTAAACAGAACTTAGATATTATAGGAGCAGAAGATCCAGCAAGTTACAATACCGGAACTATAAACAACAACGGAATGACATGGAACGATGAGTATGTTGGTAAAGTTTGGTGGAATACTACAAATGCTAGATTTATTAATCATTATCAAGGTGATGTTAATTATAGAAGCAAGGCATGGGCACAATTGTTCACAGGATCATCTATAGATGTTTACCAATGGGTAGAAAGTTCTCAACCACCAGCAGATTATGTAGGTGAAGGAACAGTTTATAGCACTACTAGTTACAGTACAAATACACGTGTTGGATCTAGTGGAAATATTGAAACTGTTTATTACTTCTGGATTAAAGATATAGCAGAAGTGGCTCAAGAGTACAATAAAACACTCAGCGTTAAAACTATGAGCGAATATATTTTAGATCCTAAATCTAGTGGTATTTCTTATATGGCACCTGTTGAACCTGGAACAGTAGCATTATATAATACTAAAGAATATCTCGTAGCTACTGATAGAATTTTACACGTTGAGTTTGATAAAACATCAACAGAAAATAATGTTCACGTTGAGTACGAACTAATTAAAACAAGTGATCCAACAGAGTTCTTGAGTGCAACTTTATATAGAAAATTCATTGATAGTTTTGCTGGAGTAGACAATGTTGGTTTTAAAGTACCTGATTCAAAACTAAGCCTAGCTGAATCATATGGTGTAGAATATAGACCAAGACAGAGCATGTTTGCAGATAGATTCCTTGCTCTAAAAAATTATATTACCAGAGCTAATAGAGTATTTTCTAAATATCCAATAAGTGAAATGCGTGAACTTACGCTGTTAAATAGTCAAGAAAACGAACCAGTAGCTAGCTCAGGTACGTGGAACAAACGATTACTTACATATGATGAATTAACATATCAAAATTTGATACTAGTGCCAACGGGTTATAGATATCTTGTTGCCAATGACAGTACAAATAATGGTTTATGGACAATATACGAAGTACAAGCAGATGATAGTCTATTATTAATAAGAGTACAAAATTACAAAACATCAAACTTGTGGGCACACGCTGACTGGTATGCAACAGGATACTCAGTAGTAGATAAACCAACAAACGAAGTTGCTACATATTCTAGACTAGCTACACTTGAATCTACAACAGCAGTGGGAGAACTTGTTCAAGTAACTGCTAACAGTAATAATAAACGAGAAATATATGTTAGAACTGCTACCGGGTGGGATAGAGTTAGCCTACAAGACGGTACTATTAAAATATCAGATTCTCTTTATGATTATTCCGATGGAAGAAAAGGATTTGACAATGAAGTATTTGACGCACAATACTTTGATGCAGAACCAGTAATAGAAACTAGACAAATTATCAAAGCAATCAATGATGAGTTATTAATAAATGAATTAGCATCTGAAAGAATAGGTTTAATCACATTAATGTTTGAATATATTAAGAGTGAGCAGACCAGTGTTAATTGGTTAGTAAAAACTTCTCTAGTAGATATTGAACATACACTAAGAGACTTACAAGAATACGATATATATCAAGTTGATAATCAAGAGTTTGTTGAAAAATACATCAATGAAGTTAAACCTTACCATGTACAAGTTAAAGAATTTAATTTGAAATATCAAGGAGAGGACTTATTTAAAGGAGATACCACTGACTTTGATTTACCAAGTTACTATGACACTGGCCTAGCAAAGTTTGTTAGTCCTAAGTTATCAACTGATGGGTTAGAAGGCAGTTTCTTAAGTACAGATCCAATCTGGACGACATGGCCATACAGTCAATGGAACGCAAATCATACTCTATCAATTGATTCTGTAAATATTGTCAATGGCGGAAGTGGGTATACATCAGCACCGACAGTTACTGTAACTGGCACTGCTACAACACCGGCAACATTTAAAGCAATAGTAAACACAGCAGGCGTGGTTACTAGCGTAGAAGTTGTTACGGCTGGCGCAGGATACACAACAACTCCAACTTTAACAATAAGTGGAGGCAGTGGTACAGGAGCAATAGCAATAGCTGTAACTAGTCCAGGAACTGTTAGATCATACAAAACTACTATTAAGTATGATAGGTATGAATACGAAAGTGAAATTGTAGATTGGACTGCTGGTACTAGTTATGAACCTGGTACACTAGTTAGAAATAATAACAAAGTTTATGAAGTTAAAAACGAAGAAGATTCTGCATTAGCAGTTCAAGGAGACACATTTGATCCTGATGACTTTACTCTAATAGATGCTAGCACACTTAGTGGTGTAAACAGAACTATGGGTTTATATGTTCCTGCTGAAAATGAGCCTGGATTAGATTTAAGTTTATTAATATCAGGCACAGATTATCCAGGTGTTCAAGTGCAAGGACCATTATATTCGCAAAATACAGGATATGATGTTGGAAACTTTGATATTAATCCTTGGGGTAATTTGGACTTCGGCGAAGAAGGAGAACCAAGCTATTCAGAAACAATATTAGATACAAAATATCGTCCAGGTGATTATACTGACACATATTTAGGTACACTAGCAAGTGATATTAATGTAGACGGCGGAGCATTCATTGACACATATTCTAGTCATTCACCAGAGGAACTTGTTCCTGGATCAATATTTGATACATTAAACATGAAAGTGTTTACTCGTCCTGGGTCAGACTATGACAATGACGGGCACTCAGCACCATTTGCTAGTGAAAATTGGGTCTATGACGGAACAGCTGATACACGAACTGTTAACTTTGACAAGTTAGTTACAGACCCGTTTGCTGTTAGAGCACTTAATATTACAACAGGATTAAGTTTAAGATTTGAATATGTGGAACCAGCAGTAGGTGCGGTAGACTATACCATTGACTGGTTAAACAAAACACTAACATTTACTGGAACTAATATTAACTCAGGTGATATTTTAAGAGTAGAAAGTTATGGTATTGGTGGAGGTAATCAGTTATGGGTNGATAATTACTCAGTGACTGATCATTATGTAGATGCGTCTACACTTGTGTATATTGATGTTCCTGTTAACTTTGACGAAATTTATGAAGCAATGATTAAATGTAATGGTTCTAGAGTTACTAATTACACATTCAGCGAAGTTGACGAGTATACTACAAGAATTACATTTGGTACCAGTGGAATTGGAGCAGTTAAATATTTTGGAACTGAGCCTTTAGAGACCGGAGATTATTTACATGTTTGTATTATGGGATATGAAGGCGATGAGTCATCAGTCCCGGGTTATATAACACACGACGAAAGTTTAGTACATACATCAAGTCATCCTAGTTCACAAATTATTGATGCTACTGGCGCAACAACGTATAGTTTAGATCAAGATTTCCAAAAATTTAATCCATATACAGCGATAGTAGAGGTTGATGGCGTAAGATTAACACCACCTGAAGGATTAGAATATACCAGTGATGGATCAAGTGCAGGACCTTTCTATCTAAACGTTGGTAATTGGAAGTCATCTGAAAGTGTAATGCAAAGTTTAATTGCAGACAATGATGTTCATGTGTTTGTAAATGATACCGAACTTAAACTATACGAAGATTTTACAATATCTCCAATAGACGACAGTTCAGTACGCTATGTAGCACTAACAGTAGCACCAGCAGTAGGGGATAGCATAAGAATATTTGTTGAAACAGCGGCTCAATATAAAATTAGTTACAGCGGACATCCAGTTAGTGTAGATAATAAAATTACATTTAACACTGCCCCAACAATAGGAACACGAATTCTAGTAACTTCAGACAATGACACGTCAGAGCTTAATTTAATTAATAGAATATACAAAGGACCAGTATCAACCGGTGTCACAACCGTTGTTGGATATGACGGTGATGATTTTGATGAAAGTACCTTTGATGAAACTGTTGGTTCAGTAACTGATTTAAGTATATTTGAATTAGATAGAGTTATTACTAAACCTGATAGATTACAAGTTACAGTAAACGGTCTTAGAAAATACTATGGCAAAGATTGGAAATTAAATCAAAATAGTACTACCAGTATTGAATTCTTAGGTAGTTCTCAGATTGGTGATTTAGATGTAGTTGTGGTACGTATGCAAAGTGAAAATGTTGCTCCAGATAAATTAAATTTTGCGTTATTCAAAGATATGAGAAATGTAAATGCAGTATACAATATTAACAAGTCTCATGTTACTACGGTAACACAAGCTGTAACAGCAGATGCTGATACCATAACAGTGTTAGATGCTAGCAAACTAAGTACACCAGATTTAGCTAATAATTTATTTGGTATTGTTATGATTGATGGCGAAAGGATAACATATAGAAATATAGATGTTACTAATAATACTATTAGTGGACTACGTAGAGGAACAGCTGGAACAGCGGCGAGTACTCATGCAGTAGGTGCGGTAGTTTATGACTACTCAGTATCAACATATTTAAATTATAGTTACAATAAGACTTGGTACGAAGCACCATTGCTAGCTGATGGTAGTACAATAACCAATGGTAAAGCCTTGCAGAACACAAATACTGTACCGGCTAAGTTTCTTAAGGGGCAGTAATTAAAGATGGATAAATATAGTATGGAACATACAACCGAACAGAAAAATATGCAAGAACAAACAAAACAACCAGATGAAAATAGTGGAATTCTTATTCAAGGACACTTAAAAATATTTGACCCTAACAGTAAAGAAGTTATGGTAGATAAGCGTAATGCTATTCACTATGAAAACTTTTCTAACAGTCTTGCTCAAAGCATGGCTAACAAAGATTTAGGATATATTTATAATATGTCATTTGGTAACGGCGGCTCTAGTGTAGACACTACCGGTGTTATCACTTATTTGCCACCAAATACATCTGGTTCAAATGCTGACTTATATAATCAAACATATCAAAAGATTGTTGATGATACTTCTGCGGCAAATACAGATGCAACAAGAAATAAGTTGACAGTTTTACATACATCAGGTAAAGTATATACAGACATTTTAGTTTCATGCTTACTTGATTATGGTGAACCAAGTGGTCAGCAAGCATTTGATAACTCAACAGATTTAGATGGGGATTTTGTGTTTGATGAATTAGGACTTAAGACCTGGCAAGGCAGTGCAAGTAATTTAGATCTAATAACACATGTAGTTTTTCACCCAGTACAGAAATCATTAAACAGACAAATACAGATAGATTATACTGTAAGAATACAAACTCTGACCAATTTGAGTACCACTTAAAAGTGCTTAGTTAATAGATCAGATAAATAATACTAACATAGGATACGGAGTATAGAGATGGCATACACAATTAACACAACCGATGGAACTATATTTGCTACAGTAGCAGATGGTACTATCAACACTACGAGTTCGCTGACGCTAGTCGGTAAGAACTACGCAGGTTACGGCGAATTCTTAAATGAGAATGTGCTAAAATTATTAGAAAGCGGAGCAAACACTACACAACCAAGTGCACCGTTAACAGGTCAATTATGGTTTGATAAAACAGCCGCAGTATTAAAAGTATACAACGGAACTTTATTTAAGAACTTAGGTTCAGCAACTGCAAGTGGTAGTCAACCAACATCAGTTGTTGCGGGTGACTTATGGTTTGACTCAACAAACGCACAACTAAAAGTATATGACGGATCAGCATTTATCCTGGTTGGACCATCATTTACAGCAGGTTCAGGAACTACAGGTGCTATTGTTGATACTATTGAAGATAACGTAGCAGTTGATCACGTTGTTGTTAAAATGTTTGTAGAAGATGACATTGTTGCAATGGTATCTAAAGACGCAACCTTTACTCCAGGTGCGGCAATTACAGGTTTTGCAACTATTGGTCCAGGCATACAATTAAGTACAGCAGTTTCAAATGCAGTATTTAAAGGTTCAGCTACAAATGCACAAACACTAGATAATTTAGACTCAACAGACTTTTTAAGTGCTGTTAGTAACGACACAACATCAGGTACACTAGGTGTACTTAACGATACTGGACTAGCAGTAGGTGTAGATAGTGATTTAAGAGTAAGCGTATCCGGCTCTGACGTTACTGTACAAAACCAAACTAGTGACGGTGATGTTATACTTAGAGTGAACGACGGTGGTGTTGCAACCACAGTTGCTACACTTGATGGTGCTACAGCTACATTACAAATGTCAGCTGACATACTTAATGCACAAGCAGACGGTGTTGGTAACATTGGTAGTGCATCAGTTGGATTTAATACAATCCATGCTAAAGCAACATCAGCTCAGTATGCGGATTTGGCAGAAAGATTTGAAGCAGATGTAGCATATCCAGCAGGTACAGTTGTTGAACTAGGCGGTGCTAAAGAAGTAACAGTAGCACAACAAGATTTAACAGACGCAGTGTTTGGAGTTATATCAACTCAAGCGGCGTACTTAATGAATGGATCAGCAGGATCAAATGAAACACATCCACCAATTGCTATGTCAGGAAGAGTTCCTGTTAGAGTTGTTGGTATAGTAAAGAAAGGCGATCGATTAGTATCAGCTGGTAACGGCTTGGCTAGATCAGCAAAACAGGGAGAAGCCAATGCCTTTAATGTTGTTGGTAGAGCATTAGAAACGAAAAGCTCAGCAAAAGAAGGTACAGTAGAAGCTATTGTAACTATCTCAAGCTAAATAGCATATAATAGGAAAAATTAGAACATGGCATATTCAGCAGGCGACACTATACTAGATGACGAGTATAATATACTAGCAACTGGTAACGCGGCAGGCTCAGGTGACAACGGCACCGCAAACTTAAATACCCTTTGGGGTACAGGCACTGGTGATTATGGTTACGGTGAAACAGGTTCAGTGATATCAGCAGTATCAGCTGGCGGAACAATTTCAGCTACTCAATGGGAAACATTAGTTGGTAGAATGGAAACTATTGCGGCACATCAGAATTCATCAGTTACAGCAGTAGACACAATCACAGCAGGTGACACAATTGCGGCACTAGCAGACTTCCAAACAGACGTAAACACTATTTGGGCAAACAGACTTAATGCGGCGGCTTCGGGTTCAGCTATTGGAAGTACAAGCTCAGGTACAAACACATGGACCGGTGAACAAAACACAACAATGACACTTACATTTGCCTCAGAAAATGCGGCAAGATACTATTTTAACGCTGGCGGTTTAGTAACATTTACATTTAGCCGTACAGGTGGTACAACAAACGACAAGAACACTGAATGGTCTGATTTATGTACTAACATGGGAACTATCACATTTAGTGGTAGTAACTCGCACAGTGTTGCTGGTACAGCATACACTGGTACTACACAAACAGGCGGATATGCAGGTGGAGCAGGTTCAGCAAAATCAACAATTGATTATCATGCTCTAACAGCATCATACCAACAGTTAATTATCAAGTATGCTGACACATCACCATACACAGGTAACTACATTAAACTAGAAGCACTTAAGAGTGGTGCGGTAGTTACATTTAAAGTAAGATTTGTTGATGACGCGGCTGATACAGGTAATCCAACTCACGTANTNNCTGGTACAAATCCANNNTCATTGGATAATGTAGACGGTACTCTAACAGTAACAGTTAGTGCTGTACAACCAGATGATACATATTTAACATCAGCGGCTTGGGGTACACCATCCTGGGCTACTACAGACACACTATAAATTAGATAGTTTGATAGAATTGATAAAAGGTCTTTTTTCAAAGGCCTTTTATTTTGGCCATAAGTATGTTATAGTATACTATGGAAAATTTATCTAACACAATTAAAAGACGTTTTGACCACGAAGCAAGTAAGCAGGCTCTTAAAGAAAAATATGAAGCTAAACTTCTATTTGCTCACCAAGGCGGAATGTTTTGTGCAGGACCAACTCTAATTACTCTGCTGGTCAGCATTGAAGACATTGAGAATCCAACGATCTTAGACCTGTATGACAATCCCACACAAGTTAATAGGCAAGAACTACTAACACAAAGTAAGCAACGATGGCAAGAACAAATGAATGCCTGGTCTGTTGAATTATCTGAACTATCAAAACAAAGATGACCAAAGGTGTACTAATATACGCCTTTAACAATGGCGAAATAGACTATCTTGCTATGGCCAAATGGTCACAGAAACGTATTAAACGACTGCTTGGTCTTGATACAACAATTATTAGTAACGCTGAACAACAAGCAACAAGTGGTGGTACAAGAACATTTAACTCCAAAATATCACCTTGGCTAAATGCTAGTCGCTGTAATGCCTGGGAAGATAGTCCTTATGACGAAACTATAGTTCTTGATGCTGACTATATTGTAAATTCAAATACATTGTTAAAACTATTTGATACTAAGCAAGACTTCCTTATACATCAAACAGTTAGTGATGTTACAGCACAAAATCATTTCAATGGACAGAAATCATTTGGCGAGTTACATTTTCCTCAGAGCTGGGCAACTGTTTTTTACTTTAATAGAGCTAAAAACAATCAGCTGATATTTGAAACAGTGCGTATGATTAAAGAAAACTACACACACTACGCAAATCTATATAAGTTTCCTCGTATGCCTTTTAGGAACGACTTTGCGTTTTCAATAGCATTAGGTATGTTAAACGGACACACAATAACAGATAATAACGGTATCAAATGGCCTCTAACTACAGCATCAACTAATGTAGTAGTTAGTGTTGAAGATGACACGATCAAGTTAGAGTATGAGAAAAATAATAAACATATGAGATTAGAAATAGCAGATTTAGATCTACATGTAATGAATAAGAAAGCAATGGAGGAAATCTGTGCAAGCAGTTAAGTCAGAACGAGGATATCTAATAGTAGCACAAGGCAAACAGTATCATCAATGTGCCCGTGCATTAGCTAAGAGCATACGATACTTTATGCCTACTAGTAAAATAGCAGTAGTAGGTGACTGTAAGGATCCTATATTTGATTATGAAATAGCGTTACCTCACGGTGACCAAGGTGGGTTAAGAAACGATTGGCAGATACTAGAAGCTTCGCCATTTAGACAAACTATTAAACTAGAAGCAGACATGATACTGAATGGCAGTATAGATCATTGGTGGACAATGGTAGAAAAGAAAGATGTGTTTGTGGCAGAAGGTGCTCGCAACTTTTATGGACACCGAGCTGTCGAAAGAGATTATCGACGACATCTAGATATTAATAATTTACCTGATGTATATAATGCTGTAACCTATTGGAGACGTAGTCATTTATCAGCAAAGTTTTTTACTACTTGTAGAGAAATATTTGAAAATTGGGATCAGGTTAAATTAAAAAGTTGGACTCAAACAGAACCCGACACTGATACTGTTTATGCTATAGCTATAACACTGTTAGGTAAAGAAAACTTTTTATTACCTACATCATATCCTAAGTTTGCACATATGAAAGGTAAGATTAACTGGTGCCATGGAGAGGACTGGACGAAAGAATTAGTATGGGAACTAAACAACAAAGGGTTGAGGATTAATACTATACAACAGAAGATACCTACGCACTATTACATTAAGCCAATGGCAGAAAAATTAGAGGAACACTATGAGCAACTTCTGGAAAATTAATAAAAAATTTCACGGAGTAAAAGCAAGGACCCATTGGGAGTATCGCTTGTATTACGATGATGACGGCAATGTAATTACCTATACAACTCATAATAAGCCCGGTAAGTATATAGTAGTATCACAAAGTGTCTTTGCACAAAATAGATATGACATAGTGGTAAAGAATGGATTAATACACAATCCAAATAGAATTACTGAGTATCGTAAGCTGATTCCGAGTGAACAGGGTATTGAAACTTTAGTAGATGATGTTACAATAATAGGAACTGGACAACATTGGGAAACAAAGTATTATGACAGAAATTGATGTATGCGACCTAGATGTAGTATACCTCAGCTATGACGAGCCACAAAAAGAAGAGTTCTGGGTACAAATTAAAAATATGGTACCTTGGGCAACTCGTGTTGACGGAGTAAAAGGAAGTGATGCCGCACATAAAGCCGCGGCTGATGCTAGTAATACAGATAGGTTTGTCTTAATAGATGGGGATAATTTACCAAGTGCTGACTTCTTTAACCTCACACTTGAACTCAAAGACGAAGAATATGAGCAAGCAACGTTTCGTTGGAGAGCTCGCAATCATGTCAATGGACTTATGTATGGTAACGGTGGGCTTAGTAGTTGGACTAGAGACTTTATCTATAATATGAAAACACACGAAAACTCAGAGGGCGATGATGAAACTAATGTAGAGTTTTGTTTTGATCCTTTATACTGGCCCATGTATGATTGCTACTCGACTACATATCCTAATGCAACTCCTTTCCAGGCTTGGCGTGCAGGATTTCGTGAAGGTGTTAAGATGTGTCTAGATAGAGGACACAAACCAACTATAGATGAATTTAAAGATAGAGCCCACAAGCGTAACTTAGATAATCTCAACATATGGCATAATGTAGGTCGTGATGTTGAGAATGGCATATGGGCTATAGCAGGAGCAAGACAAGGCACAGTAATGACTATGCTATCTGATTGGGATCATACAGAAGTACAATGGTTTGATAACTTAGAAAAGTTATGGAATGAATGCCAGTCAGATGATGCTGAATCTATAGCACGTGAGAACGGTAAAGAACTTAGAAGATTAGATTTAGATGTAGCCGAACTTGACGAAGAACAAAGCAAGTTCTTTAAGAAACACTACAGATCCAATTGGCAGAATCAAGGTCCAATGGTCAGAGAGATTGATGTCCTCACAAAATAAAGGCGATGAAGTAGGTAAAGACTTTAAGTCTAAGTTCTTAAGTGATGCTGAAGTTATGAAAGAACAGTTAGACTCTGTAAGTCCTACAATGTGTTTAGCTAAATGGAAACAGGTCAGCTTACA